TCGGGCGCGGCGGCGGAGCTGACCACCATGTTCTGCTACATCGTCGGTGTGAGCAAATGCCTGCGTGATATCCAGACCCACGCGGAGTACATCAACGACAAGGCAGGGTTCTTCTGACGGCGGCGGCACAGGGACGTGCAAAACGAAACTATCGTGACATGTCACAGGCCGCTTTCGCGGCCTTGTTTTTAACGAATGCCACCGCCGCCTGGGCGGGAATCCGCAGAACGCCCACCGCAGCGGGAGCCGTCAGCGGCAGTATCGCTGTCGTGCTGACAACGACCGGCAAAGGCCTGAGTTGAAGCTACCAGAGACAACAAAACGAACAGTGCAGCAAATGCTTTTTTCATTGTGAAATTTCCATCTATAAGCCACCTCAATGTGGCGTCAATGAGTGTAGCACTGACTTTTGTTTCGTCCACAAAAAAGCCCGCGCTGCGGGCTTCTATTAATGCAGTTTATCTTTGCTTATAACCAGTAGTCTGTGGGTATGCACATCTTTATCACTGCCCCAACAGAAATCAGCCCACTGGCTATAGAAATCATCCCATGATGTCATGAAGCTAAGAGGTCTATCTTCTTCAGAGCCATCTGAAACGTATACATTATATCCTGGGGTGTTTATAGCCCAAGAAATCATTCTTTCCCAGAATCTTCTCCCATCGATTGTTTGTTGCTCATCAGATACAACGATCGCATATTGCTCTAGGAAGAACTGAAAAAAAATCTGAGGCAAACCATGAACAGCACGGTCATGAATAACATTAGGCGTACGCCATACCATGATCTGCGTACATGTTCTTTTGGCTTCGACGATATCTTCCCGAAAGATTAACTTAACCGCATACACCGTTTCTGGAGTATCGCTGGTAGTAATCATTCTGTAATGATCGCCATTACAAGATTTTACAAGGCGATAACCATAAGGTGTTGTGAATCCCGGAAGAACGAAATCAACCACACCTTTCGCTAAGTAGCTTTCGGTGTGACTAGTGTTCTTCTCAGACATGTTCAGTTTTCTATCGAAATCTGCTTCTGGGATAATGTATGGCATCGCTTTTCTTGTTGTATTTGTTCTCATTTCGTCCTCCCATGTTTGGCTACAGGACGCGTTTTGAAGGGAAGATTAAAAATGCTTTCTTACCCTTGAGGTAATAGTACGCTATTCACCCCCAGTCTGCAATCTGTACAGAATTATTTAAAGGCACATCCCTGTGCCGCCGCCCGTCAGAAGAACCCTGCCTTGTCGTTGATGTACTCCGCGTGCGTCTGGATATCACGCAGGCATTTGCTCACACCGACGATGTAGCAGAACATGGTGGTCAGTTCCGCCGCCGCGCCCGATACGTCGTGCCCGTCTTCCTGTAACTGGTTCAGCAGATTCATCAGCAGTGAGTTCTCCGTCAGGCCGAGAACACCCGACGGCGAGTGAATCAGACTGCGGTAGCCGGGCTTCAGTGGGGCACTGTATTCTTTTTTGTCTTCCAGCTTGATCGCCTCCATAATGGCGGGCATGAAGCCTGACAAGACCTTCTCCACCTTTGTTTCTTGTTGTCTTAAACGTTTCTCGCATTCAATGAAGTATCGGCGTATCTGGCGGCCTTTTTCGTTGCGCTCGACCATCGCAGTTTCTTTGGCCGTATCGAGGGTGAGGTGATAGTCTTTGCTACGGCGATCGCCTCCTCGACCTTTGATTTCCCGATTTGGGGAAACCAAAATATAGTCCTGATTTTCAACGAAACCATATTCAGCAATGCGTTCTGTAATCCACGATGCAAAGCGTTTACCTACCCCAAGAAAAGTATGTAAATCGCGAGCATTAACGAGAAGAGTGGTTTCGTTGGCGATAGTGCCGTTGAATACGGGGATGAGTTGAGCGTTCATGATGGCGTCTCCACTTAGCGAATTACATCACCACCGCTGAGACCAATCAGATGGTGGTGAACTGAACGGAGTTGGTCTTACCGGCCTAAGTGGTACCGGCGTCCTTTCGGACCCCCATTCAGCCCACCATAATTCTGGCATGACTGTGCTATACGCATAAAAAAACCACGTCTGGCGTGGTATGCGCCACTTAGTAATCCGGGAGACCAATCCCGGCACTGGATTTTGCCAGTGCCCGATTACTATGGCACAAGAGGAGTGCGGTGTAAATTTACCGCAAAGGTAAATATAAGCACTCCACTTGGTAATTACAAACCTTATCTGGTTTGTTTTCGTAATTGTTCGGCACAATAGTCGAGATGTGTTTGCAGATCCCGCATAGACATCTGTGAGCTGGTGACGTAGTTAATCAGTGCAGTCAGTTCGGCAAGTGGACCATCGACATTAAATCCATCCTTATCGAGATCCCGGAGTAATTTCATCAAGTGCGATCCCTCCACCAGTGACCTGACGCCTCCCGGCGTGTGAATCCTTTCGGTAAATCCCTCTTCCAGTGGATAGTGATACTGCTGCATCTTAATCTTCTCCATGCAATAACTGTATATTTATACAGTAGCAAATAATTTGTTTGCTATCCAGCACGTTTTGAAAATTACCTGAAAGGTAATATCTATTCATATTCACAGTCTCTCTATCCATATATGGTTTTTCGGGTAATAGAATAACCAGATATGCGGCGCAACGGGTGCTGCGACTATCTGGAGATTTAACATGACGGTCTCAACCGAAGTTGACCACAACGAATACACAGGTAACGGCGTTACGACATCATTTCCGTATACCTTCCGTATTTTCAAAAAATCCGACCTGGTTGTTCAGGTGTCTGACCTTAACGGTAACGTTACAAAACTAGTGCTGGATGCTGGTTATACGGTAACAGGGGCGGGAACTTATAGTGGCGGTGCAGTGGTTCTTCCGTCGCCGCTTGCTGCTGGCTGGCGAATCACGATAGAGCGTGTGCTTGATGTGGTGCAGGAGACTGATCTTCGCAATCAGGGAAAATTTTTCCCCGAAGTTCATGAGGATGCATTTGACTACCTGACGATGCTGATCCAGCGATGTTTTGGGTGGTTCAGACGTGCATTGATGAAACCATCTTTGCTTGCAAAATATTACGATGCAAAGCAAAACAGAATATCTAACCTTGCCGATCCATCACTTGAGCAGGACGCTGTAAATAATCGCTCAATGCGTAATTATGTCGATGCTGCAATCGCCGGGGTTGTTGGTGGTTTTGGTTGGTTTATTCAGTATGGTTCTGGAGCGGTATACAGAACACTCCAGGATAAGATGCGTGATGGTGTCAGCATTAAGGATTTTGGAGCTCAAAATGGAATCTTAAATGATAACAAGGAGGCTTTTACAAAATCATTACATTCGTTTAGCAGTGTTTTTGTTCCGGAAGGGGTATTCAATACATCTTTAGTTTCTCTTTCACGTTGTGGCTTGTACGGAACAGGTGGGGGAACGATAAAACAGTATGACAGAGATGGTAATCATCTGGTTTTTAACATGCCCGATGGTGGCATGCTTAGTACGCTAACAATTATGGGAAATAAATCAGATGATAGTGTGCAGGGACACCAGGTGTCATTTTCAGGTGGCCATGATGTATCGGTTAAAAATATCAGATTTACAAATACGCGAGGAACAGGATTTAGCTTGATCGCTTATCCGAATAATGGTATTCCGTCAGGTTACATTGTTAGAGATATAAGAGGAGAGTATTTAGGGTTCGCAAATAATAAAAAAGCAGGTTGTGTGCTTTTTGATTCATCGCAAAATACGCTAATTGATGGTGTGATAGCCAGAAATTATCCTCAGTTTGGTGCAGTGGAACTTAAAACAGCAGCAAAATATAACATTGTCAGCAATGTTATTGGTGAAGAGTGTCAGCACGTTGTTTACAATGGAACTGAGACGGAAACTGCCCCAACGAATAATATCATTAGCAGTGTAATGGCTAACAACCCAAAATACGCCGCAGTAGTTGTTGGCAAGGGGACTGGTAACCTGATTTCGAATGTGCTGGTTGATTACTCTGAATCGGACGCAAAGCAGGCGCACGGAGTCACCGTTCAGGGAAATAATAATATTGCCAGTAATATTCTAATGACTGGGTGTGATGGGAAAAATGAATCAGGAGATCTGCAGACATCTACAACCATTCGTTTCTTAGATGCTGCACGCAGTAATTATGCGTCAATATTCCCCATGTATAGTTCTTCCGGCGTGGTTACCTTCGAGGAAGGGTGTATCAGGAACTTTGTTGAAATTAAACATCCGGGTGACAGAAATAATATTCTGAGTTCTGCATCAGCGGTGACTGGTATTTCCAGTATAGACGGCACTACAAATAGCAATGTTGTTCACGTCCCTGCGCTTGGTCAGTACGTTGGGACTATGTCAGGGCGTTTTGAATGGTGGGTTAAATATTTTAACCTTGCTAACCAGACGCTTGTTTCTGCAGATAAATTCAGAATGCTTGCTGAAGGCGATGTATCTCTGGCTGTGGGAGGCGGTATAAGTTCGCAATTGAAATTATTCAATAGTGATAATACTAAAGGCACTATGTCGCTAATAAATGGAAATATTCGAATATCTACTGGAAATTCAGAATATATACAGTTTTCTGATTCAGCCATGACACCATCGACAACGAATACTTATTCTCTTGGGTTGGCTGGTCGTGCATGGTCGGGGGGATTTACCCAGTCAGCGTTTACGGTGCTGTCCGATGCGCGTTTCAAGACTGCTCCAGAGGTTATTGATGAGAAAATACTGGACGCATGGGAAAGAGTGGAATGGGTTTCATACCAGTACCTTGACAGGATCGAAGTGAAAGGTAAAGACGGAGCAAGATGGCACTTTGGTGCAGTTGCGCAGCATGTTATCAGTGTATTTCAGAATGAAGGCATAGATGTGTCACGACTGGCATTTATCTGTTATGACAAGTGGAATGAGACCCCGGCAGAATACAGGGATGTGACGGAAGAAGAGCATTCTGCAGGAGTTTACCCACTTATACAGACAAAGGTTCTGGTACGCGAAGCCGTCGAGGCTGGTGAATGTTACGGTATCCGTTATGAAGAGGCTCTGATTCTGGAATCTGCGATGATGAGACGCAGGGTTAAAAAGCTGGAAGAGCAAGTTTTGCAATTAACAGGGAATTGAACCGTAAATGGTGTGTTGTTGCGCGGTATACTTTTCCTGAAGCAGGGTGTTTGCAAATAAACGGGTTTCGTTATGTCATTCCAACTAACCAATGAAACTTCAAATCAGTGGCTTAGTGTTAGTTCTCTTGCTGCGGTTATTGCAGGTGTCCCTCCGGAGGTTGCTTTAGGGGCTTTGGCTGGGGCGGTAATTTTTGTTACCTCTGCAGTAGAGTACCCCATCCGTCGCCGGGTGCTCCTGTCGATGCTCAGCTTTCTTTGCGGCCTTCTCTTTTACAAACCAGCAGCATCAATTCTTATCGGCATAGCCAGCCTGATCCCTACCATCACGCAGGACTCTTTTGAAAAAGGGATTGTTTTCTCTGCAGGCGCATTCGTGTCAGCAATTGTCGCCGTGCGTATTGGCATCTGGCTCTATCACCGTTCCGATAATCCACGCGAGTTAATTCCGGGGAGAAAAGACGATGGTAACGCATGAGTTTTTTTTGCTTATCACCAATGCAGTTATTTGTACTGGCATAGCAATTCGCGTTGTCACATTCCGGCGTAACGGCTCTCAACATCGAAGATGGGGAGGGTGGCTTGCTTATTTCCTTATTGTTGCTGCGGCAAGTATTCCTGTTCGTGTCGTCTATGCAATCTGGTTACGCACGCCAATGGCTGTGGATTTATCTGAGGTCATTATCAACGCTGTCATGCTTGCCGCGGTTATTAAAACACGCGGTAACGTTGTTCATATTTTCAAAATATCGAGGTCTAAACATGGAGATTAAACAATTCCAGCGAGCTGCTGGTATTAGCGAGGCGCTGGCCGCTCGCTGGTTCTCGCATATAACTTCTGCGATGAAAGAGTTTGGTATCAGCAAACCCGAAGATCAGGCAATGTTTATTGCTCAGGTCGGGCATGAGTCTGGTGGCTTCAACCGGTTGCAGGAAAATTTCAACTACAGCGTCACCGGACTGGCTAACTTCGTTCGGGCTGGGCGTCTCACCCAGGGACAGGCTAACGCACTGGGCCGCCGTGCTGGTGAGCCACCATTGCCACTTGAGCGCCAGCGCGCGATCGCAAATCTGGTGTACAGCAAACGCATGGGTAACAATGCCTCTGGTGATGGCTGGAATTACCGTGGTCGCGGACTTATCCAGATTACCGGTTTGAATAACTATCGTGACTGTGGAAACGGTCTTAAGGTTGACCTGCTGGAGAGTCCTGAACTGCTGGCGCAGGACGAATACGCGGCTCGTAGCGCGGCGTGGTTCTTTGCCAGCAAAGGATGCATGAAGTATACCGGCGATATTGCACGTGTAACTCTGATTATCAATGGTGGCCGGAACGGCATCGACGACCGGCGCGCGCGGTACATCACTGCCAGTAAGGTGCTGGCGGTATGATCTGGGCATTCGCAAAAGCATACTGGAAACAGTTGGTTATCATGGCGATGCTTGCTGTTCTGGTCATATCAGGAGTTGTAGCCTGGAATGCACACGGCAGTCGTCAGTACGACGCCGGGTATGCGCAGGCACAGGAAGATCAGAAACAGGCTGATGATAAGGCCAGGTCACAACGTGATCAGGAGAAAACACAAATTGAACGTGAAGCACAGTCCCGTATCGATGTGGCGCGTGTTGATGCTGAGCATGCTAATGCCGCTGCTGACAGCCTGCGCGCCGAGCTTGACAAAACCAAGCGACTCGCCGAACACTATACCGGATCTTTCCCCACTGGCACGCCAGCCAGCAAGGTCATCGGTGTGCTCGCCGACATGCTTGAAGAAAGCAACCGAGTTTACAACGCAACAGCAGCTGAGGCTGAAAAGTATCGGATTGCAGGAGAATCCTGCGAACAGCAATACGATTCACTGAAGAAGCAAAAATCGTGGCACTGATTTCCGGTGACGGTATATAAAACGGTACGGTGAAAATCATTTGGAAGAAAGTTGTTATCAGTCAATTGTTTATGTGTATCGTAAATAATTGAGTGGGAATGATTTGACTCTGCACTATGAATGAACAAAACCCTCTGTTACTACAGAGGGTTTTTTATACTCACGAATCATAGGATTGAAGTTACTAACATCGATTAATTAAACCAGCTATCTGATTTATTCTCTTCTGCTTTGCCCACGCTTTTCATCAGATCGCGACCGCCTTCAGTCATATTCCTGTTTGCGTCAGCTTCAGATTGCACCACATCGGTTTGCGCAGCTTTGTGCTTCAGTTCCTGATCGATAAATTCGTTTTCTCGCTTAACGCGGGCTTCTTCTTTCGCCAGCGCCAGTTTTTGCTTCTGAATCTCTAAGCTGCGTAGCTCATCTTCATAACTTTGATCGCGTCTTTTGTCCGCAGTGGCTTCGGCGTCCAGTTTATCCTGACGAGCTTTCTTATTCGCCGCTGCCGTTGCCGCTCTTTTATTAGCCGCGGCCTGGGCGTTTGCGCGACGTTGCTTCTCTTGCTGGATTTCCCTGTTGCGCTCCGCGACCCATTCGTCATGCTGCCTTTGCTCTTCATTTTTACCTTGCTGTTCCGCTTCTGCGACAGCCGAGAGTTGATCCTGCAATGATGAGGCGATAGCCGGATAGCTTAAGGAGGCTAAGATGGCGCAAAGAAAAACTTTCTTCATGACTCCTCCTGATCATTAGCTCTTTTCAGGACATTTCGTATTTGGCTGAATACGCGTTTCGTTATACGTCGTGGTAATAACAACGGCTAAACCTGTCGTAAACTGGCACTCTTTACCCACCTGGGTGGAGGTATACACTTTGGTGCCTTCCTTATACGTTAGAGAAACACCTTCCACTAAGGTTTTATCATTCACCATAGAACCCGCTGCCGCGCCAACAGCTCCGCCGCCAACTGCACCTGCCGTCGTTCCGGAATTGCTGCCAGACCCCACGTTGTGGCCGATTACACCGCCAGCGACTGCACCAATAAGCGCGCCGAAGGCTTGTGCATTTCGTTTATTTTGGGCGTTGTCTACGGCAACTTTTGCGGGAAGAATGGAAATAATATTAACGGTTTTAGTTTCTTGTTTGGTATTCAGTTGATCGGTTTGATAAACATCGGCGGCATGATCATCAGCATTTGACTGGCATCCTGCCAGAGTGAATGACGCTAACATTGCCACAGGCAGAAGACATTTTTTAAATTTCAT